GCAGGTGTACGTCCATATCCAGTTGCCCCGTATAGTGGCGCAAAGGTGTGCGCTTTTGCATCCTGCCTATTCGTAGGCTGACCAGCTTCGGTAATAACTTTAGCGGTGTAACTGTGTACATCAAACCCAGTAGAAACTTCTTCAATTGCAACTCCATCTTGTGATAGGAAAGCGGCTGCTCGAAACTCTAGCTGTGCAAAGTCAGCCTCAAGTATCTTACCACCCTTCCAACGTGAAACAAATACTTTCTTTACAGGAAACGTACCACCACGTGGCATGTTCTGCATGTTAGGGTCAGCCCCGGAGAGCCGACCAGTTTGTGTGCGGTGCTGCAGTAAACGAACGTGCAACTTACCATCACTCTTAGTGTATCTACGTATGCCCTCAACAAAAGAGGACAGATACGTATCAACAGCACTCAACCTTCTAACCTTAGACAAAAAGTCTGCAGCATCTGCCATGCCCTTTGTTTTTGCTATATTAGCTAGAGTCTCAAGATTTTCTTTACTTGTACTAAAACCATTTGCACCAGCCCACTTAGCTGATGGTGGCTTAAACTTGAGACCAGCAACATCGCCTGTGGAATTAAACAGAAACCCTGCAGTATCACAAGTAGTGCAACGATTAGGTCTTGCATATGGTGTGCCATCCTTTTTTATTCTGGTTATGTATCCTGACCCAGAGCAATCTGTACATTGAACCGCTTTGGTTTTATACAGACGCTCTGTGCCATCGGACAGGAGATTGCGGAAGTCATCGTCATCCATGTAAGGGTCAATCGTATTAGCCCAATACGTTTTATCTTTGACCTTACGTGAATAGATAACCCATGACAACTGCTCTGGACTATTCAAGTTGATAGGTGTGTCACCCATCAGATTACGAACATGCTTTTGCAAATCCTTTACTAACTGTTCTCGTTCTTCTTCATACTCTTGTTTTACACTATCTAGTGCATCCTTGTCAACAGTAAATCCTGTTTGGTATATGCGTGACAGTGAGACACAAACCTGATTTGTCAGGGTAACTGTATCATATAACCTACTGTCTTTGGTGTTTAGTCTGTACATCAGCTTGTCAGCTAGTTCCTGTGTAGCATGAAGGTCAGCAGATAGGTACTTAGTCAATTCATTGTAAGGTATGTCACGTGTGCTATAACCTTTAGCAAAATATTCTTTTAGTGTTCCTTCCTTCTGCGTTTCTAATTCATATCTCTCTGCACATGCCTCTAGCGACAGTGGTTTCTTCTGACCACGCTGTAGTACATATTCAGCAAGCATTGTATCAAACACAGGGCCATCATACTTAAAGCCTGATTCCCACAACCACAGTAAATCGTGTGCTGCATTATGCATAATTAGCACGGTGGCCTCATCTAAAAACCACTGCACACGCTCATGGTAATCCGCTTGATTAGGTTCATCAGCATGGTCAAATGGAAAGTGTCTTTCTAAACCTTGGTCAGTCAATACACCAATCATAGTCAGTGAGTTGTCTGGCTCAAACGGGTCCATGTGTATCTTGTTATCACGATGCGTGACTGTATTTTCTACATCCAATACTAATTTCATTATGCTTCATACCTCGCTGTTTTATATTCTAGTTGACAGTGTACCACACCGTGCCAGCCTGTCAACTTATTTTTTACTACATTGAGGTGACGCTGCGGGTCTTCCTCTTGTTCTGTTCCATTCTCATTTGTCTTGATAGGATTCTTGGCAATCAAAACCATGAGGTCAGCCTCTGCTGCCTTACCTGTGCGAGAACCTTCCATCATCGACTGATTGAGTAGAATTTTACCCTCTGCATCTGCTGATAGCTGCGACATGTAAAACACAGCACACTCATACTCCTTTGCAATCTGACGGGCATGTACAGCATTAGCTTTCAGTGCTTCATCCTGTCTGGCATACCCACCTTTAGCAAACTTATCGCCCATGTCGAGCAGAACAATGTCTGGCTTGTATGTCTTACAGATGGACTCTACCCATGCCATATCACGACCAGTGGCATCTTTAATCTTGATGCGTTCTTTAACAGGTGCATATAGGTCACGTGCTTTACTTGGGTCACGCTTAATCTCTTGCATCGTCATGCCTGTAGCGGCTGTCAGATATCTTGCCCCCACACGGTGGTACCCCTCTTCGTTACATAAGATAATACAGTTTGCACCTTGGTGTGCAAAACCACCGGGGCTAGCAATCAAGCTGGCATGAAAGGATGTCTTACCTGTGTTTGGTCTCGCACCAATCTCAATCAGGTGTCCAGCATTTACCCCCTCTACCTTACGTGTAAGAGGTGGTATGTTGAATGTCCAACGTGCCTCAAGGTCAGCCTTAGATATTAGTGTGTCAAGGTCAATATCATCCCACTCAACACGTAGGTCAGGTGTGAAGTCATCACTGTATTGCTCAAGCAGATTACGTAGTGGCTCAAGTGTAGCCTTGTCACCATTGACATAATCAAAGCCAAGGTTGGCAATGTCTTCTCCAACTACTTGCTGAAACAACTTGGACAATACCTCACCTGCAATGTCACCACCTAACGGTGTCTCGTTCTTGATTTTATGAAAGAGGGCAGAGTAGGCTTGCTTCTGTGCTGTAGTCAGGGTTGGGTTGTTAGACATAAACAATGCTTCAACTTCATCAGGTGTTACGGTACGTTCGTAACGCTGCATAGCAGTGTCAACTGTCTGCTTTATCTTGCGTACATCTTTACTGAAGAGTCTATCTGGACAACGTGCGCCACGATGGTCATCATAGAACCCCTTGTCCATTAAACTCCTAACTAGTGATAATTCCATTTAATTCATCTCCTATATTAATTAGATTGTCCATGTCTACTTTGTTACGATACTTTAGGTCATCTGTCAAGCGTAACACCCTGACGTTAGATACATGACCTCTTAATTCTTTTGCAAACGCCAGTGTCTTTGGTAGGGCATCTGGGTCTAGTGCAATGATTGCTGTTGAGAACTGTGAAAGATACCTCTTGTGTCCTTCTGATAATGAAGTGCCTAACACGGCAACCCCGACAAATTCATCATCACCTACAACTGCGGCACTCACACAGTCCTCAACAACTACAGCTACCTTACCACGACCAAAAGAATAAGGCAAGCTGCTTTTACCGTACCGCTTCCATTTAGGAAGTCTTTTCTGTACGGCACGTCCTGCTGCGTCAACAACCAAACCGTCATGCAGGACAGGGAATACAACACGGTCTTCTTTAACATCATACATCAACCCGTGTGTATCAAAATCTAAACCCCACGTAGCACAGAACTTATTTGTCTGATAGTTAGTATGGTTATGTACTACGTATGGCGGCATTACAAACTTCTCATCTACAAAATTTTCAACATCTCTCATACTGGCACGAATATCATCTGTTGTCAACTGTACACGTGTGCCACCCTTAACACCACAAGATGCTTTATAACAATTCCATACAAGAGAACCCATGTTATTGGTCACTGTAAATGTTTTGTAACCATTACAACTAGGACAATTCATCCTCTTTGTATGTCCATTAGGTATGTCTATATCACTTATAGTGTTATATATATTATTCATGTATTAATCACTTTCCTTTGCGGCACTTGCTGTACTTGTACCATGATTTTTACGTTGTGTCAATGCATAATCAGCACTAGTCAGTGTATTTTTTAAATAAGGTGTGACAGATTGTGCATTAGCATGTCCTGTAACCGACATTATCTGTCCAATACCGACACCCGCATCAACCATTTCTGTTGTACCAGTTCTACGTAGGTCAGATAAGCGTAGTTCCTTTGGCAACCCAGCCTCATCCATAATCTCACGTGCATATAACGGTAGTTTTGTCAGTGAATACGGTTGGTATACACCATGTATCGGTCTAGGTCTGGGTGCTACATACTCTTGAAAACCAAAGTCTTCATTTTGTTGTACAAGCATAGCGTGTAACTCGTCACTAATAGGTAAAAATACCTCTGCCCTGCGCTTAGATTGCTCTATATGTGCTGTCTGGTCAACTAAGTTTACATTATCCCATGTAAGCATACGCATATCACCTAGTCGCTGACACCACTCATAGGCCATCTGTGCAATCAATCCTATGTTACGCCACCTAAAATCGCTGTAGGCTACGTCTAAGAACTTTTGCACCTCTTCCCTACCCCAAACTACCTTACGCTTCTCAGCGGCCCGTTTACGGACGATAGCGAAGGGATTGACCATACAGAGTTCTTCACGTACACCGTGATTGAACACGATGCGAGTGACAGAGATGGTGTGATTAGCAAGGTGTATGCCACGTTCACACCATTCGTTGTATGCAGTTTTTGCTATACGTGTTGTAATTTTGTCACACTCAAAGCGGCAAAGGGGTTTACCCTCTGCCTCAGTTGAGAGTAGTACATTAAGAAAATACTTATACTGCGCTTTAGTTTCATCACGTAACTGTTTAAAATCAAAGGAAGAAGTATAATCATGTACTAGCTTTTGAAGTTTCATTAGTGCTTCCTTTCATATAACCTAAACCCAAATCTTTTGCAGTACTCATGAACACTATCTAAATCAGGTTTAGTAACTCCGTCATCTTCATAAATATTCTTTTTGAGGTATGCAAGTATTCTTTCTTCAGAGTCCTTTGTTATATAGGATGTATCATGTCTAAAGATTTCCCCAATTCCATCAGGGTCAAAATCTTCATAAGAATAATCCATTGCTAATATGTACTTCATGCTGCTACCAGATTTTGAAACAGTGAACTGTCAACCCATTGTGCAACTTTATTCTCTCTGTTGAACATGGTAACTGCTTCTGTATCGTGTCCTGTGTTACGCATTGAGAAACCATTACGTTCATCTGCGTATGTAGCATAGTTCGTAAAGGCTGAGTACAGTGCGAACTTGTTACGTCCACGTATGCCAACCTCTTGATTATACAAGGTAAACATCTTCTCTGCTGAACGGTCAGACTTCATTAGCTTTTCCAAGAAAGCCCGAACATCTACTGTCATAAGGCTTGTCTCTGCCCAGCGTTGTAGCTGTTCAGTCTGCCTGTA